GTTGTAGTTTTTTCTACAATAGAAATTACATTTGCATCTATTAATTTAGGGTATTCATATACACCAAGAGCAGCATTATACTCACGGTAAAATGTACCATCTGGGTTATTAGCATCTCTTGTAATTTGGTCGGAGATAAATTTAGATGAATTACGTGCTGCTTGTTCAATAGATTCACCGTTAGCAACCCTAGCTTGTACATCCGCGTCGTAAATCTTACCTAACTTGCCAGCAGCGATATAGCTGGTCGCAGTGTCGGTAGACAAACCACCACCAGGCATTGTGGTTTTAGTTAAGTTAGTTGTAATTTCACGAAGGTCAACGTACGAATCACTTTGCAAGAATGGATTTTGTTTGTTGAGTGATTCTTGCAGAGTGTTAGCCTGCACTGGATCATACTGATAGATCTTATCGACCAAGCCTTGGTTTAACATACCACGAGCTTCAAGGTCTTTAGCTATAGTAATCAAGTTAGCGTTGCTTTCAGCATTAGCAGGATCACCAGCAGATTCTAAGTTACGCAACCATTCAGGTTTACCTTGTACGTTGTCTTTAAAAGACTCAGCAGCAGCAGCAAGATCTTCAGGTGTATTGTTACCATCAACAACAATATGACGGAGCCATGATCTAGATTCTTCCTGATATGATTGACGTTCATCAGTAGCCACACCAGTGTTCCATTTACGGCGCTTACTTTCTCTAGCGTTTAGAATCTCAAGACCACGTGCATAAAACCCTTCTTTAGGGTTTCCAGTGTAGTAAGCTGTACTATCACCACGTACATCAGTATTCATCCATTGTACATCACTTAGGATAAAATTACCATTTTGATCCATAGCAGTAGCTTGAGTCTTATACCAAGCATGGGCTTCTGTAAAGTTTTTAACAGTACTTACACCACGAAATGATGCTGCACCTTCGTTGTTCCAATCTGCCATAGCAGCATTAGTCAGTGCAGTAATGTTTTCACCTGTAATTCTTAGAGTTGCTCGATCGGTAATACCTGATATAAAAGTTTGATCAGACGTTGCCTTAGAATCAAGAGAAGTGCCAAGCAGTTCAGCGGAAAATTCTGTCCAACCTTTTTCCTCTTCAAAAGCTTTCCAAGCTTCAAACAAAAGAGACTGAGTTTGTTCTGGACTTGCTAATGCTTCAGGTGCGTTTTCACTAAACCATTTAGCCCGAAAAGCAGGGTATTCAGCTTGAGTTGTCAGTTGATTGTCATACTGAATGTAAGCTACGCTTTCGTTGTAAGTTAGACCTAGAGCTTTCTGGACTTCATATGCAGGCGCACCTAACTCTTTTGCCTCTTGTACACTACCACGGACTAATTCTTGTCCTTCAGCTTCAGCATCCAGAGCAGTTCTCCATGCAATGTCACTGCCGCTTAGAGGACCGTTACGTAAACGTAAACGTTTAATTTTTTCAAGGCGATCTGCATCTTTTTGTGCTTCAGCTTTTGCTTTAGCTTTTGCAGCAGTGCGACTAAACTTTGCTATATCGTCAAAGATACCAGAAACAGCTTTAGTTTCTGCATTATACTGAGCAACCCGTTCAGCTTCATTATACTCAAGTTGCTTTGCTTCGTTTGTTAGATTTGTACTTTCAACTTTAAAATCACGATTGCGAGCTTTTTCGTAGTAAGAAGCGTCAGACTGCATTTCGCTAAGCTGACGTTCTTCATTTCTACGTTCGGATTCTCGCCGCTCTTTCATACCGCGAAGGATACGTTCATTTTCTTCCCGCATCCTAGTAATGTTTGCGTTGCTGATTGGGATAGGATTAAACCCACGTCCCTTTGCAGCACCTTGAAATTGACGTGCCATAATTTGTTATTAGGTTATAGTTTTTACCGCTTAGGTCAGCTGAACTTATTACCTGCAAGCACATTAGCAGCCCCAGTGACTCCACCAATAAGTGGCATCATTGGGTTTGTATATTTAGCGGGAGGAACTGCACCAGGTAGTACTTCAGCTGGTTCAACAAAGGTACGTTCTGGACCCATTTCAGGAGCAATAAGTTCAGGCAGTCGATCAGGTTGAATCATGAGGTTAGCCTTAGCTTGCATGTCTGCACCATATTTTTGCAAAGCAAGATCAAAGCTACCACGACGGTATTCCTGCTCACTGCTCTTAAGGCTTGCACGAAGAACAGCAAGATCTCGCCCCTGCTTAGCAGCTAGGGCTTGCATAGCCTTACCACGAGAAACACCAGCCTGACCTAACGCAGCTTTACCTGCTGTTTCTAGGTTCTGAACCAATGTACTTTCTCCTTCAAAAGCAGTACCAGCTAATAGTTCGTTATATGATGCTTGGTTAGATTCTTTGGCAGCTTGATATGCAACGTTGTTAAACATTGTCTGCTGACCATAGTTTGAAACCGAAGCATCATAAGCTTTTACATCTTGTACATAACGGTAGTCTTGAATATCGGTATCATACTTCCACTGTTTAACAGCAGTTGCATACTGAAACTCACGAGCAGCAAAGTAGTCTTTACGTTCGGCGTCAAACGCTGTTTTATTATACTCGTTGGTAATTTCAGCTTGTTTGTTAGCAACTCTTTGCTGCTCTTGTTGAGCCCTTCTAGCCTCAGCGTTTTGATTTGATGCAGAACTAGCACCAAAGATACCACCTGCAATACTTGCAATTGCACCAACACCAGCCCAGGTGATATTCATCTCCAGACCAGAAACAGCAAGCTGCTCTTCAATAAGGCTTATACCTTTTGGATTAAACATCAAGCCCTCCTATAATACTTGGTTGAATAGTTACCTTCCCACATCATCGACACCAACGATACAGGGTATGGAAAATCACTTGTCACTTTAAGTTCAAAATTAGTGTTACGTTGATGGATAGGTAAGGTAAACACACGTTCCTGTACTACAGGATTTGTATCACCAGAGTAAATATCACCTTCTGCAGTGTGTTCTACATTTTTCCATTCGTTAGAGCCAGTTGGTTTTACCTTAAACCGAATAGCACCAGTACGACCAACAGACATTCTAATCCTAGCAATGGTCAGAGAAGCTGTGTAATCAGCTCCCTGCTCTGTCCTAAGGTAAAACTTAGGTAGTACAACCTCTAGGTCATAACCATAACCAACTACAATACCATCAGCATAGTCAGTAAAATTACCTTTAACTTCAAAGTATCTATAGTTAGTAGAAGGTTCAATACGCTCAATAGCCTTAGCCCAGTAACCCTGGTCTGAGTCTATCTCAGTATTAGTACCATCATCTGCTGTAGGCACTGTAAGTAGCATCACAGCGTCCTTATCATCGATAGGGGTATAAGGTACATAGACCTTGGTAATGTCGTTTGTAGAGTCATATACGACTGCATCAACGGACGCATGAGGCTTGACAGGACGGGTAGCCATATCAAGAGGTACATTACCAATGAAGCTAGTAGATGTAGCTAGGATGTTACCAGATGGTAGTTCATCTAACTCAATAGTACCAATGGTATATTCATCCTCCTGCTGTGATACAACAGTAACTGCATCATTAATAATACGTGCAGCTTGTATAGTACCAGGTAACTCCCACTTCACCCATGCTTGGAATAGATCCTCCTTACCGTTGTTATAGAAACGGTACATGTACAAGTAGGATGTATCACGGTCAACCAACATAACAATAGAGTTAGGAGGGCTGACAGTTAGGTCATCTACAGTATCAGGAATCCACTCTAGCACAGCTTTGCTGATGTCAATCACCACTGGTGTTTGTTCAACGTCACGGAGAGCCATAGTAAACAGCTTACTGTAACCAGGCACACGGCTGACAAATGCAGTAGTAGTACCGATGTCTACAGGCTGTACATTAGTAGCCATCTCATAGTTAGATAGCGTACGGATAACAGCAGAGGTAGGTGTCAGGATACTTGCATCTGTAGCATACACCTGGAACTGCTGACGTTCACTGAACAACAGCAAGCCCTGTGGTGACGGTAGAACGTCAGACAGAGTAACAGGACGTACACTAGATACGTTCAGGTCAATAGGGTCTGAGTCAACTTGAGTCAGTGCAGACTTAGAGAAGAAGTTAAAGTTATCATTAGCAACACCAAAAATAACGTTATCCTCAGATAACACACCGAACCTATTGCTGTAAAAGAAAGTAGAACTAATCTTTTTACTAACAAAAGATGGTTGAGGGTTGGTATTATCATCACCAGTTAGACGATTCTTGTAGGCGATAGGACCAAACGTAAAGGTAGTAGCACCAGTGTTAGCCAGTTCATGTGGCATAGTGGCATTATTAAGACCAGGTGACACATCACGTGCTACAGCCTCTTGCCAATAACCTTTACCACCGACACCATCAGCAGCAACATACTTCAGATAGTAATCATCATCTTCAGTATCACTGTTTAGAATCTTTAGGTGGTGGGTGTGAAATGACTCCTGGGGTAGTTCAGATACGTTAGTCACATCATCCTGAGATGCTTCTAGGCTGTTGTTTAAGGCACCACCAACAGCACTAAGGCTAAATGCTGAATAGGTAACACTACCACCAGGTTCTTGGTCTACTACAACTGCGTTAGCTTCAGTAGTTTTACGGATAGTAATACTATTAGCAAAAGAATTGATGTACCACTTACCGTTAAACTGGGTATCACTAGCAGTTTGCCTAGCTTCTAGAAGTGTTTTGATAGCACCAAGTAGGTCATGAGTAGCATGTGTACCAGTCAAGAATGTAGTAAAGGTAGCACTAGATTGAGCAGTTGCTGTAGCAGTATGTGCTGTACCAGTAGGTGTACCCTTAATAGTTACCTTACAAATATCACCACCGTCAAGAGTGAGAAGTTTCAGGGTACCCTGTGAGTTAGCTACAAACGTACCAGCTGCTTGCATAGCAGTGGTAACAGTTTTGTTAGCAATGATAGTGGTATCCTGGATACTACGGAAGTGGTAGTCATCCTGCTTTGTACCAGTCAGGTAACCTGTACCAGTGTTCGTCACTGTACAAAACGTACCTTCAGCAGCAGTCCATACAAACAGGTTAGTACCTTTAATAGCACCAATGTAGGAACCAGCAGTAGCACGGTCAATAAAGAACCATGCTGCATCTGCTAACTCAGTCTTGGTAAATGCAGTACCATTAGCCTTCTTCAGCACGTTAGTGTGCTTCATGCCAGGACGCTTCAGCATACCAAATGTAGGGTCAGGGTAACCGTTAACACACTCAGTCAGCTGGTTGATTAGTTTCTTGTCGTCAGTTTGGCGGGATACACCACCAAGAAAATTAGGGATCTGTTGTGTTATTGCTGGCATTAGCGTTGCAAAGTATGGAACGGTTTATAGCTATTGTAATAGTTCTCTCCCTGAGGTTCACCAAAGAAGGAGAAGTCACCTTGGTTACACTCATACTCCATAGCCATAGCCCGTGCAAATGCTTCCTTTTGTTGGAGCATCTGGTACAGGTTGGGATCACCCATGGTACGACTAGAGAAGATAGAAGCAGCCCGAGCTACAATAAATGCTTGGATAGGATCAGGGATATATGCCCACTCAAAATACCACAAGATATCAACCTTAAGACTAGCGTCAGTCCACTTGTAAGTATGTTTGATACGGTCGTAAAGTTTACCTCCACGGTTAATACTATCGAACTGACGATTATTAAATCTCTTAGATGAGATGTTCAGATCAACCTGAAGCATGTCATCAGGAATCAAAACTTCGTTGTCCGAGTTAGGAGTAAGTGTATAATCAAATTCTTTATTAAAAGTCCAGCCTTCGCTCTGTACCTCACGTGACACCTCTCTAAGGGTGTTGAGTGCAATCGCAACGTCCGGGTTGGTTTGGGTTTCAACTCTGGTTGTAACCTCATTACGAGTCAATGTACGAGATGATACGGTTTGTGAAATATTCACAGTGTAGTCAAACGTAACAGGATCAGTGGCAGGTGTTGCTTCTACACCAGCTACTGCAATAGATGTACCATCAGTAACACCAGTACCACCAATGTAAGTACCAACAGGAATGTTAGCAGTTTCAGTGGTTAGTGTGGTGCTTGCAATGGAACCAGTAAATCGAGAGACCTCGTTAATAATGAGAGTTTCTTCAGTTGTCAGTGTGGTAACAGGAGCCTGACCAACTGACGCCAGGATCTGATTAACAGCTTTAAGTTCAGTGGAGCCAGTAGTTAGGTAAGGCATAGTTGCAAATGAGTATTATTCTCAATAAAGAATTAAAAAAAAGGAGCCCCCGAAAGGACTCCCATATAGAAAATATCAGAATGCGGCAGGCTTGGTAGCAGTACCGGCAAACAGTTCTACAGAAGCAGCGGGATTCAGGTAGTCTGCACCCATGGCGAGACGACCCAGGATCACGTCACCCTGGTAGATTGTGGACACGTCGCCACTGGTGACTTGCACCTGAGGAGCGATAGCTTCCACACAGCCAGCAGCTTCACGTTGGAAGATGAGGCCACAGCTGTTAGCAAATTCGGTTTCTTCACCGTACTCGTTGTTGATACCAGTAACATCGTTAGCAGCATCTTCAACAGCTTCAGACACGAAAGAACCAGTGTTACCAGGATCGGCTACACCGGGGTTCGTGGCAGAACCAGTACCATACTTGGTACCGTACTGAGAGAAGAACGGAATGTTCATTGACTTGAAGATCTTGATACCAGCAATCTCCACAACACCCTCGCCGCCTTGCAGCGCAGAGCCTTGGACATCACGGTTTACCAGTCCGTTAGAACCGATGTCTTGGATCAGTGCATAGTACTGACGGGGGTTAAGTACACCCACACGTCCATCTTGAGACACACCTTTTTCATCGAGTGCAGCAGCTGCATCGTAGAAAGCGGTTACAAGCTTAGCAGCACTGTATGCATCAGAAGCAGCAGTGCCAGTAGAACCGACACGGATCTGAGTACCACCTGGCTCAACATAGTTGGACTTGGTGATTGGAGAAGCAGCACGTGCACCACGAGTAACGGCACGGAAGATCAGACGATCATACTTTTGTGCAAGAGCGTAGCCGATCTTACGGCTGATCTCAGAACGCATGTCATAGTGCGACAGGGTTTCATCAAGATCATACAAGAATGCAGAGCTGATCAACAGGTCATCGACCGTGATCGTCTTCTCTGCAACCGGAGGTGCATTGTTGGTATCACCCAAAATGCTGTTTCCAGGCGTATGAAATTCAGCTTTGGTGTGGCCTGTGTAGATGAACTGTAGAGACTTACCGTTCTGAAGAGTACGGCGCATCACCAAATCACGGGCGATAGCATTGTGCTGGAACCCTTTGAACATTTCACCTGAAAAGAGCTTCAGGTAAAGAGCGCGGGCGTCACCCGTGCTATTAGATTGACCCGGGCGCGTAAGTTGCGCGGGGTTTGTAGAAGATTGAAAAGCCATTTCTATGGATAAAAATTATTTAGACAAGCTTCAAACGTTTGAAAATTTTTGTGGTCTATCCCACCGTCATGACGGTCAGAGGTATCGGCGTACCGGCTCTAACCAATTGCTAAGGGAGGATTTGCACCTCCCAATTACAGAACTACTTAGCGGCTTTTAAGGTAAGCCACACCGCGATAGACAAGCTTCTGCTCTTTAAGAGCTTGGGCTTGCTCACGCACACGCTGACGTAATTCAACGTTTGGCATAGTATCCTCCATAGAGAACTGAGGGACCCCGTTCCATGTCACCTCATGTCATGCGTCCCTTGCGGGATGAACGGACTTTTTAATTAACCAATAGATGGTGCAGTCAGTGCTACCTCAGTGGTAGATGCTGCTGCTAGATCAAGTGGGAAGTTGTGAGCATTACGCTCATGCATTACTTCCATTCCTAAGCCAGCCCGATTAAGGATGTCAGCCCATGTGTTAATGACATGTCCGCCATGAACAATTGACTGATTGAAGTTGAAACCGTTAAGGTTGAATGCCATTGTGGACACTCCCAAAGCGGTGAACCAAATCCCAACGACGGGCCAAGCAGCAAGAAAGAAGTGAAGGCTGCGAGAATTATTGAAAGAAGCATATTGAAAGATCAATCGTCCAAAGTATCCGTGAGCAGCGACAATATTATATG